CGATTGCAGAAAAGCATAAACTTGAAGCAGAAGAAAAAGAGAAGAGAGAAAAGGCAGCACTCTGGACGATCCCTATCACAGACATAACATCCGACTTTGTGGAAATTTACAGAACGGTGCATGAAGCTTTTACTGGAGAGATAGACATACACGAGATCATATCGAAGGGTGGGCGTGGTTCTATTAAGTCCAATTTCTGGGGGAATCTTGCATATGAGACGATCAGACAGGATCCACAGGCGCATGTCGTATACACTAGAAGATTTAAAGTCGACCTGAGAAGCTCGGTATATAATCAGTTTATGAAAACGGTCATAAGATATCAGGATCTGGATAACTGGGATTTTAAACAATCCCCAATGTGTGCAGTTTATAAACCAACCGGACAGATGGTCATGTTTGCCGGAGCAGATAAGCCAATCAGCTTGAAATCGTTTAATGTGCCATTTGGCTACGTTAAGATGCTGATTCATGAGGAGTGCGACGAGATGGCAGGTGTGGAGCAGATGGATAACATCGAAGATACATTCCTGCGAGCAGATACACCAGCACTTGACATAAAAATCTTCAATCCTCCAAAGTCAAAAAATAACTTTATGAATGAGTACACTGAAGAATGTAAAAATAAGCCACAGACACGGATCTGTCACAGCTATTATTATAATGTCCCGGTGAAATGGTTAGGAAAACGATTCTTCGAACGTGCGGAGTGGTTTAGGATTCATAAACCATTATATTATAAAAATAACTACTTAGGAGAAGTCACTGGAACAGGCGGCGGCATCTTTGACAATTTAGAAATCCGAAAAATATCGGATGAGGAGTTAATGACATTTGACACAGTAAACCACGGCTTAGACTTCGGATACACACACCCACAGGTATTCAGCCAGAATTATTATGATTATGAGACGGACACACTTTACATTTTCGGCGAGGTTTATTCTAAAAAATGTAAAAACTCTACCTTTGCCAGGAAGATAAAGAAATTTATGAATGTCGAGATCATATGCGATTCTGCCAGACCGGACGGAATAGCAGAGATGCAGGACTGGGGTTTTAATGCGATTGGGGCAAAGAAAAGATGGGGGAGCGGAAAAGGAAGAGATTACTGTTGGGAGTGGCTACAAAGATGTAATAAGATCGTGATTGATCCAGAGCGATGCCCGAATACAGAAAAAGAGTTTACAAAGGCAGAGCATGAGCAGCTTCCAGATGGTTCATTCTCGGATGCTTACCCGACCTTAGAAGAGGATACGATCATGGCTAACATTTATGCACTGAACAGGATCATCATGACCAGCCGAAGGAATGACGGTCTTTATGATGATGTGGAAGAAGACAGTGACGATTACGAGGATTAAAAAATGAATTTTTTTGAAAAAATAAGGGAGACGATCATGAAGTTTTTTAGAACAGATGCAGAGAAAGAATTTAATGTCGAGTTTATTACTTCGCCAGAGATCGAGAACTCACAGCAGAGATGGAACGACATCATTAAGGGGAGTCCTTTCTGGGTTGATCCGGAAAAAAATGACATTAGGACAATAAATTTCGCAAAATTCCTCTGCCAGTACACAGCAAAGAAAGCTTGCATGGATTTATCAGTGAGCGTAACAGGTTCAGAGAGAGCTGATTTTATTAATAAGTGCATCAGGGCAATGGTTGACACTTCTATCAGAGACAAAGTCGAAGATATGCTCGGAGTTGGTGGAATTATTTTAAAGCCGAACGGTTCAATGAACACAGACAACATGATCGATTATATTATGCCGTGGGATTTTGCAATCACAGAAAAAACAAACAACGGAGATATTAGAGGATGTATCTTTATTAATCGACTTATAAAAGATAAGGTGTACTATTACCGGCTCGAATACCATCATTTCACGACCTCAAAAAATAAAGAGGGCGAAGAGATGAACGTGTACGAGATCCAGAACAGAGCGTTCAAATCAAACAGCAGTAACTCACTTGGTAAAAAGATAGAACTGCATGACGTTCCTGAGTGGTCTTCAATCGATGAAGTCGTTCATATTGCGAATATAGAAAAGCCACTGTTTGCTTATTTGAAAACTCCATTCAATAATACGATCGACTACTCATCACCAGAAGGTATATCGATTTTCTCAAATGCACTTATGGAGCTTAGAGATCTTGATATCGCATGGAGTAAAAAGGGAAATGAGGTTGAGGATTCTCAGCACATTACTTTTATTGATGAGAACGCGCTGACAAAACAGGGAAAAGGCGGTACACGCACCTCAACAGTAGAGCTTCCTCGGTTCGTTAAAGGCTTGAAATTGGGACTGGATTCAAAAAGCACGATTGATGAACACGTCCCGACCATGCTTACTTCTGACAGAATCACAGACATTAACAGCATTCTATCTATGATATCGACAAAATGCGGATTCTCACAGGGGCAGTTTATCCTTGATAGAAAATCTGGAAGATTGACAGCAACACAGGTTGAAAGCGATGACAATGAGACTGTAGAGACGATTAACGATATCCGAAAAAGCATAAAAACAGCGTTGAAAAATCTCATTTATGCAATTAACGTATTCTGTGACCTTTACGGAATACCTGCCGGCTATGTGGATGCACTGGATGATGATGTACCAGACGAAGATATATTCTATTTTAAAGATTTGCTTGCAAGTTTTGAGCAGGACAGATCAAGAGCTTATAATTTAATGATTCAGGGCGTTTATTCTAAACGTAAATACCTTAAAGAATATGAGGGATTTAATGATGATGAAGTAGATGCCATGTTTGCAGAGAGAGCACAGGAAGAGGCAGAAAGGAACAGCGGTGGTTTGTTTGGAGAGGAGTAAAATAATTCAAGGGATACCGAAGCTTTCTAAAAATGGTATTTTAAAAGGTGGATATATTATCCCTGAACCTGAACCGCCGGAGATGATTCAGGTAATGTTGCAGGAAAAGACTGTGATAGAGACAATTAAGTTTTATTTAGATAAGTGACAGAAATGGATGCGTTAATATGAAATATAATAAAGTCATTGGAAGCTTTAATATTAAGCTTGATACAAAGCGTATGGATGAAAATTTGAGAAATGCTCAGAATGTTCTTGACGAGCAGGTTGTAAATGACATGAGAAAATACACACCTATGCAGCAGGGCGATCTGAGAAACAAGACGCAGATAAAAGAACCCGGATTAATTACAGTAGATACACCATATGCGCATTATCAGTACGTTGGCGAACTTTATTTGACGGCAGACGGTAGATCATGGGCGAATCGTGGAGAAAAGAA